TAGTGTCCTGAATGGATGGCAGGTGAAGGCCCTTCCTGGCTCCATTCGTCAGAGGGTTGTCACTCAGACTTTCCAGGTCTTCGACGAGGAGACCGACAGGACTGGCCAGAGGATCGGTTATGACGGATACTCACGAGCCAGGTTCGAGGACTTCAAGGCAGTCGCCCGAGCAGGCGACGTGATCGCATACCAGGAGCTACAGGAGGGGATCGCCACTCAGGTCGTCATCGACGACTGGGAGTTCAGGCAGTCCGCTCCGCCCGGCCCTAACCGTGGAGCACTGGGGGGGTATCTGACGGTGGTTATGCGCACCGTCGCTGAGTCCACTTAAAAGGGAGAGAGAGATGGCTCTAGATCCGAACGAGTACATCACGCTGGTGACTGGCGTAGCCGCAGCAGCGGGAGGCTTCTACGGAGGCAAGAGACTAGGGAACGGTCAGGCGCAGTCAGCTGCGGTCAACACCGTGGAACTTCTGCAAGTAGCAGTAGCCGAACTGGAAAGGCAGGGCCGTGTCAAGGACGACGAGCTTGCCGACCTGCGTGGCAGGGTCGGGATCCTTGAGGATCTAGTGACCCAGCGTGCAGAGGTTGAGGCCGTACATGTAGAAGTCAAGGAAGTTCGCGGCGTAGTGGACAGGATCGCATCGAAGGTGGGAGCATGAAGCCAGCTTGGTATGAGAAGCGCATCTACGCCGTGACCAACGATCGAGAGGCCGACGCTGTTAAGTATGTCCAGCGCGTGTTGGGTCTCCGAGAGACCGGAGATCTGGACAGCGAGACGCAGTCCCACATTCGTGGGCTGCAATCCCTGTTCGGCCTCCGAACCACCGGCATCATCGACGATGCTACGGCAGAACAGATCGAACACATCTGGCCATATGGCGCATAAGGAGTGTAATGAGTCCATACTTCAAGGATCTCGTAGAGCGCGTGCTGGCGACCTTCGCCTTCACGTTCCTCTCCGTCTTCAGCTTCTCTGATATCAGCACCAGTGATGATGCTGCTATCGCAGGAGCCGCAGCGGCGCTAAGCCTGCTCAAGGCCTGGCTCGGTAAGTACGCAGGGTCCGAGGACTCTGCTGGCCTGACCAAGTAAGAAAAGGGGCACCCGTGAGGGTGCCCCTTTCTTTGCGTTCTACAGCCGGGAGTCGATTATGTCCCGGCTGCCCCATTCGGCCTCGAACTCCTTCTGGGTCTTCACCGTTCCGTCATCTCGCACCAGGTGCTCCTTGACGTAGACCTCGACTTCAGCCGAAGTCACATAGGCGAGGGTCATGTCGACCGCCAGGTCGAAAAAGTCCTGGTCCAGACCCGGAAGGTCATGCTCCAGCCACTCTGATACGGCCAGCCGGTCGACGTCGGTCCCCCGCTCCTTGACGATAGCGATGGAGGTGGCTCGGGCGATTGCTCGGATCGTGTCAACGCTCACTTGATGGGCCTCACTGTCTTGGCTGGAAGGTTGTCGGTGTCTTCTGCCGTGCGCTTCTCTTCGCTCATCCGTTGGGGTCCTGTCGCCACTCGCGGTACGTCAGCTCTTCGTTCAGGCGATTCTGCTGGACGTTGTTGTTCGCCTCCGTGAGGCGAGCCTCAGTGCACCCACCCTGAGCGCCTGCGAGATCCATCTCGCTTGCGCGCTTTGCCTGAGAGGCGTCGATCCACGCCTCATACTTCTTACCCAAGTTCAGTCACCTTCTCGCAGTATCGAAGCTGGACCCCAAGGTCCAGCATTACCTTGTCAGACTTGATCCACTTACGGGTCTGACGATTGCCGTACCGGACTTCCACGTAATGCTTGGAGCCATCGGTGTAAGTGCCCATGTACACGGCCTTCAGCGGCTGTCCGCATTCGATGACCCGTGCGTTGACGGACCTTTTCACTTATGCTCCTTCACGATGGTCAGCCGAAGCCTGCCATCAGGCAGGCGTTCGACTATCACCTTTCTCACATCATGTCGCGCAAGATGGCCGCGCTCATGCCCTCAACCAGATCATGCACGTTGAAGAACTTCTCCACGTTGTCCGAGAGGTGAAACTCCAACTCAACCGTAACGGTCTCATCGCCCACATCGAACTGGAACTTCGCGGTGGGATTGCCCCCGTCCGTCACTTGTCCTCCTCGATGTCCGGCTTGTCCGCATCGTAGTCCAGGTTCAGGTTCCTGGTCAGGTCATTGAAGCCGACCCTCTCTGCGAGGATCTCTTCGAGGCCCTTCTCCTCCTCGCCGTGCTTGCGCAGGACGATGAGAGTGATGTCAGCGGCCTGCTTGCGGATCCACTTCCACTCCACGCCCACGACCGTATAGTCCTTGGACATGTACGTGTAGGGCACCTGAACGTAGGGCCTGCGGCCCCACCTGTCCAGAGGCTGACTCTCGTCAGGAGCCCAGCGAGTGGACTCCACCTCCTTGTCTGGCGCTCCACGCTGGTAAGCGTAGATGGTCACCCTCTGCGGAACCTGAATGGTGACCCGCCCGGAGTCAAAGACTCCGGACACTCGGCCAACCTCGGGCTTGCCTGACCACTTGTGCTTCGGGCAGGAGAGGACAATGTCGCCCACTTCCACCTCGACTCCGAACGAGTCAGTTCTCATGCTAGCTCCTCAGCTGTCCACACTCAGTGCAGTACCAACGACCGTCGGCACGCTTCTCGATGGCTGGGTGAGTGCACTGTCCGTAGGGCAGGATCACTTGCGCTCCTCCGCTCGAGCCTGGTTGTTGCTCCACTGCCGCTCGAAGCTGTCAGCCAGCTCCTGAGACTGCTCGGGAGTGGGGTGAGGTCCGGTGCCGAACGGACCCTCTACGTCGTTCGGGTCCTGACTTCCGCTGTGCTTGCCCATTACTCCTTGACCTCCGCTTCGATGATGTAGTACTCGTCCGTGTCGATGCCCGTACCGTAAGGACCGGACACCACGACGCTGTCTGCATCCTCCTCGACAACAGCGTCCATACCTTCGGCGATGTCGTGCAGAGCGTCCATTGCCCCCTGAAGGGAGAAGTAGACAGGCGGCACGATCTCCGACGTGACCTGCTCGGTTCCGTGGAACGTGGTTTCGTTGAGGATGATGAACACGCTGCTCATTTGCGAACCCTTGCCCTCAGAGCTTCCGCGCCGGAAGCTGTCCAGATAGAGTTGACGTCCTGCTTGTCGGGGAGTGCGACTCGAATAGCCCCTACCTCAGAGACTACACGATCGGCAAACTTCTTGCCAGCCTCATCCCCCTCCTGCCACACGTACAGGTTGGTGAAGTCCTCGAACACGTTGTTCCAGTGCTCCTGCCACTTGTTGGCACCTGATACGCCCAGGCAGGGAATGCCCGCAAGGGTGGAACTGAGGGCGTCGATCTCGCCCTCAGAGATTGCGAGGGACTGACCGGCCGACTCCAGAACGTTGACGTTGAAGAGGTTGGCCGACAGACCGGACCACATGATGTACTTGCCGTGACCGGCATCCTTGCATGAGTGGTCCTTCATGCATCGGAAGTTGTAGTTCACCGGACCCGATGGGGTCAGGTAGGGAATGGCAAGCCTGCCGACCAGGTGATCGTGACCCGGAATGGGGTCACGAACTACGCCAAGTCCTACGGAGAGCGCGGCTTCCCGATCGATTCCCCTGCCTGCCAGGTACTCCAGACCTTCGTCCAGGTGCTTCTGGTACGTGACCAGAGCCCTTTCCAGCGATCTCCTTTGTACGACGGAGAGCGTCGCCATAGGGGATGTTCTCCTTCTTCATGACGAGCTGAACGGCGTTACCCTTCATCTCGCAAGTGTGACAGACGAACACATTCAGGATGGTATTGACAGAGGCTGATGCACTACGGTCCCCGTGGAACGGGCACTTGTACGCATACCAGCCCCTGTCCTCCATGACGTCTTCGCCGCCGTAATGTTCGAGGACAGGACCGATCGGAAAGACCGGCCATTGCTTATCCTCCGTCGTCCTCCGGACCATAGCCCGCCTCCTCAAGGAGGGAGAGGAGAGTGTCGACCCGCATGCAGGCCACCCACTCGCCGATGTTGCTCTCGCCCTGCCCGTTCATGCGGAGAACCGCAATGGGCAGTGGCGCAGGCTGATCAACCCCAAACTCCAGGGCTGTCAGGTAGGCGGCATGACTTACGTCAGCCTCCCGGTGAGCCTGCTTGAGTGCAGACTTGGGATCGAAACCGGCCCGAGCCTTCAGCTCGAACCAGATCCCTGGAGTACTGAGGATGTCCTGCCCCTGGCGTCCAGCGCCAGTGGGCTCGGCGTACGGGAAGATGTCCCTGATGTATTCGGCGAACACCTTCTGGCTGCGGTAACCGCGATGCTTACGTGATTGTGTGGCCATACATCTCCTTCATGGTCAGCAGAAGCAGGGCTGCTCTCTGCCACACTTGGGGCAGTTGCCCCGACGCAGGAAGCTGGGGCACCAGCACTTCGACTTTGGCCAGTTACAGACTGGGCAACGTCCGAATGTCATACCGGCCTCCACTGCTTACAGTTCATGCAGTACATTCCGTATACGCCGTCACGCCAGTCGGGGATCAGGCAGGGCTTGTCGCAACACATGGCTACTCCTTGTTCGCATGACAGGGGCAGATGTCACACCCGAGATCCTGACACGAACCACAAGTGCACATCAGTCCTCCTTGAACAGATCGATCTTCTCGTCGTCATCGACGGAAGTGCCATCACGGAACATCAGCTCCGACGCCTCCGACTCTTCGACGTGACAGATGGAGGGATCAGCCTTCATCCTGAAGAACTTCTTCGCCATTGCATCCTGCGGACCGAAGCGATTCTTGACGACCGCAACATCCAGGGTGCCAAGGTGAGCGTCACCCCACAGCGTGAGGATACAGGTCGGAAGCTGGTTCGCCTTGCCCATGATGGCGGAGCGGGGCGGCGGAGTTCCGCCCTTGGCAGCCTCTGATGTGTGGTGAACAATCGTGAGGGCTGTCTGCTGGTCTCGCGCCATGACCTTGAGTTCAGACATGAGCGCCCAGTAGTTCTGATCTGATGCACCCTCGTAGTCGACGTCCATGAGGATGTCGATGACAGTGTGGTGCGGGTACGTGCCGTGAACCTCATGGAATGCCTCCGCCTCCTTCCACATGTGGTCCAGCGTGGGTGCTGCATGGAAGGACCATTTGACGTGGCTGAACTTCTTCAGGGAATCTGAGGCCAGCTCGGGCCTAAGGGCAATCTCCAACTCGGCTTCATCCGTGGACATCCCCGACTTCATGGCATGCACACGAGTGGCCATGGTGAAGTCGTCGGAGTCGGAGGAATGATAGAGAGTCGGGACGTCGGACCCCATCTTGTCCACGATGTTCAGCATCAGGACAGTCTTCATGGAGCCGGGCGGACCGGCGATCATCTGCATGGACGAACGCCGGAAGGATATCTTCTTGCTGTCGAAGACGGGCCAGGGAGCCGGAAGCGGCTCCCCAGCCGATAGCCCTCGCCTGAC